AGATAGAGCTAAACCTAAATATTATGCAATGTTTGGTGCTGCGACAGGGAATACAGATACGACTTCTGGCCGTATTTTTATGTCACCGGTTCCAGATCAAACTTATTCATTTAGAGTGCATTTTAATAAGATGCCTGATACATTAAGTGATAGTAATACATCTAATTATATTAGCTTAAATTTCCCAAATGGGCTCTTATATTGCTGTTTGGCAGAGACTTATGGTTTTTTAAAAGGTCCACAAGATATGTTGCAATTGTATGAAAACAAGTATAAACAAGAGGTAGAAAAGTTTGCTGTGGAGCAAATTGGAAGACGCAGAAGAGACGATTACACAGACGGAACTATGCGAATTCCTTTACAATCAAAACAGCCAAACAGTTAGGAGTATTTATGGCAATAACATCGGCAATTTGTAACAGTTTTAAAACTGAAATATTAACAGGAGTGCATAATTTTACTGCATCAACTGGTGATACCTTTAACTTAGCATTGTATACATCTTCAGCATCTTTAGGAGCTAGTACTACAGCGTACACTACTTCTAACGAAGTATCTGGAACTGGTTACACTGCAAAAGGGAATGCGCTTACAAGTGTTACTCCTGCTTTAGATTCATCAACAGCTGTGTGTGATTTTGCTGACACAAGTTTTACATCTGCTTCTTTTACAGCAAGAGGATGTCTAATATTCAATGAATCAGCAACAGGCGACCCAGCAGTTTGCGCAATAGATTTTGGTGCAGACAAAACTGTAACAAGCGGAACTTTTACAATTCAATTTCCTACTGCAGACGCATCGAACGCGATCATTAGAATAGCATAAGGGGGTAACACCTTATGGCTTCCACTTGGGGCACAAATACTTGGGGAGCTAATGCTTGGCAGTCTGATACAATAACTGAAGCACTCACAGGATTAAGTTTAACCTCCTCTATCGGAACAGCCGACGGATTTAACCAAGCCGGTTGGGGAAGACAAGCTTATGGTAACTCTGGTTGGGGTGTGGAGTATGCTGTTGAATTAGGTGGCGTATCTGCAACTTCATCTATAGGATCAGTGCTTGCAGAAGAATTTCAAGAATTTACTCTTACAGGCTTATCTGCAACAATATCATTAGGAACACCGACAGCTTTTGATTTAGTAACAGTTTCACCAACAGGTGTTTCTGCAACGTCTTCTGTTGGAGCGTTAACAGAAGTTTATAACGAAATAGGTTGGGGCCGTGATGGTTGGGGCGAAGAAGCATGGGGAGCAGCAAATGATGCTGTTGCAGAATTAACAGGTATTTCTGCAACGTCTTCAGTAGGAGCACTAGCCCCTGCTGATGTTATGGGTGTAACCGGATTAAGTGCAACCACTTCTCTTGGAGATATTACAACTATTGGAAATGTAACTGTTACTCCAACAGGACAAGAAGCAACATCTTCGGTTGGAGCTTTAGCGCCTGCTGATGTCGTGGGTGTATCAGGACAATCAGCTACTTCTTCTGTTGGATCAATCGCACCTGCAGATGTTATGGGTCTAACTGGTTTATCATCTACAATAAGTTTAGGTGATATTACTCAAACTTCAAATCCTATTTTAACGTTAACAGGGTTATCTACAACGTCTTCAGTTGGGTCTTTAGCACCTGCTGATGTCATGGGATTAACAGGGTTATCTTCAACATCTTCAATTGGATCAATATCTCCTTCTGATATTATGGGATTAACAGGATTATCTGCGACAGCTTCTGTAGCTGGATTTGGCACCGCTACCGGCTTTGGAATTCAAGCATATTCAAACGTTGACACAGGTTCAAATAGTTCGTATACAAATGTTGCAACTGGATCAAATACAAGCTATAGTGATGTGGCATAAGGAGAAAAAATGGCATCTACATTTTCAAGTGATTTAAAATTAGAATTAATGGCAACCGGTGAAAATGCCGGTACTTGGGGTACAAAAACTAATACAAACTTAAATTTAGTTCAACAAGCAATAGCAGGTTATCAAGAAATAGACGTTGCATCTTCAGATGTAGCTCTTGTTATGACAGATGCTACTATTTCAAATGCAAGAAATGCAACTTTAAAACTTACAGGCACACTTGCTGCAAATAGAACAGTAACGATCCCAGACAGTATTGAAAAAGTTTACAACGTAGTAGATGGCACTGATCATGCAGGTTACACATTAACTTTTAAGACTTCATCTGGAAGCGGTGTTTTATTATGTGAAGGCAATTGTTATGTTCTATATTCTGATGGAACTAATGTTGTAAAAGCAAACGAATATAGAAAATGGAGAGTTGTTTCAGCAGCTGAAACAGTTCAAGCAGGAGCACAAATTTTAGCTAATACTAATTCAGCAGCATTTACTTTAACTTTACCTGCATCTCCTTCAACAGGAGATGAAGTTTCTATCATAGATCAAGGATATGATTTTAATACAAACGCACTAACTATTGGAAGAAATAGTTCTAACATTGCTAACTCAGCAGCAGACCTTGTTGTAAATACACAAGGTGCTGGTTTGACGTTAGTGTTTTCAGGAGACGCTACCACAGGTTGGACCTATAAGGAGAAATAATAGATGGCCAACTATGAAGCTACCAAATATAATTTTGATGGCAGTAATCTTTCGGATGTCGAAGGTGTAAACACTGGTATCATTATTCCATGGGGCGCAGCATCTGCACCTTCTGGATTTTTACAATGCGATGGTTCTAATGTTTCAAGAAGCACTTACTCTGCTTTATTTGCAGTTGTAGGAACAACGTATGGATCAGGTGATGGTTCATCAACTTTTGGTCTACCTGACCTTAGAGATAAAGTTGCTCAAGGAAGATCTCCAAACGTTAATTTAGGAACTGCAGTAGGTGGAACAAGTGTAGAGATCACAGGGAACGTTTCTATCACAGCAGGTAATACAAGTTTAACCACTCCAACCATACCAAGTCACTCTCACAGTGGAGTTTTAATGAGCAGTGGAGGAATGGATAGTCCTGAAGGACCTAACAACCCAGGAGCATCTGGCCCATCTCCTGTGGGCTCTGCTGGAGGTGGAGGGGCTCACAACCATAATTCATCAGCAACTTTTACTGGAGGTAATATAAATCCAGAACAAGCGAGTCTTGTTTTGATGTATATTATAAAAACATAATGGCAAATTACGAAGCAACTAGATATAATTTTGATGGAAGCGACTTAACAGGTATTCAAGGTGTAAATACAGGTTTAATAATACCTTGGTGTGCAACATCAGTTCCTAGTGGATTTTTAGAATGTGATGGATCAAATGTATCAAGATCAACCTATTCAGCTCTGTTTGCTGTTATAGGGACAACTTATGGATCAGGAGATGGCTCGTCTACTTTTGGCCTACCAAATTTATCAGATAAAATTGTAAAAGGTTTATCACCAAGTACAAATTTAGGAACAGCAGTAAACAACAACACCGTTGCAACTTCTGGAAACATTGGTGGAAGTTTAGCAAATACAACTATCACCGTACCAACTTTAGCCTCTCATAGTCACCCTGGACCAGGTTCAGGAGGAACAACGGGAAGTATGGAAATGGGAACAGGTGGCGGCGGAGGCGGCTCGGGTGGTGGTTCTAGTTCATCTGTTGGTGGGGATGGTGCTCACTCTCATAATTTAAGTTGTAACTTTACAGGAGATGCTGCTAGTGTGGTTCAACCAATAAATATAACAAAGTATATAATTAAAACGTAAAGGTAATTTATGGCAAATTATGAAGCAACAAGATATGATTTTTCAGGAGCAAACCTTTCTGGTGTTGAAGGTGTTAACACTGGTTTAATTGTGCCTTGGTCTTCGACTTCAGTGCCATCAGGTTTTTTAGAATGTAATGGTGCAGCTGTTTCCAGATCAACGTATTCAGCGCTTTTTGCAATTATTGGAACTACTTATGGAACAGGAGATGGTTCTTCAACGTTTAATCTTCCAGATTTAGCGGAAAGATGTTGTCAAGCAAAAGGCCCTGCTACAAACCTTGGAACAAAATCAGGAAGTGCAACAGTGTCAGTGACTGGAAATGTTGCAGGAAACATTTCAAACACTACGATTGATGTTCCAACTATGGCGGCTCATAGTCACCCTAAAAGTAATGCAATGAGCACTGGAGGCGGTAGTCAATCGGGCGGAGGCGGTAGCACAGGAGCTGCAGGTGGAGGAGGAGCACATACACACGCTTTATCTTCTGCGAGTTTTACAGGAGACGCCATCAGTACTTTACAGCAAACTTTAACTTTGATATATATTATTAAAACGTAAGGAGATTTATTATGAAACACGGAACTTGGACTGTTACATTTGGAGACAAAAGAATTGTAAAAAGATCAGATGGTTTTAATATTTCAAATGCACCAGGCGTTGTTGTAGATGATGATGATTTTTTTTTTTTTTTTTAATTTAATGGAATCAGAGCTATATAATATAGAGGTGATGCTTCTGACACAGATCAAGTAGAAACAGAAACTGGTAATGTTGCATATGATGCTTCAGCACTAGGTTCTTTTCAACAGTTTGTAGATAAATTTGATGTTGCTTACTTAGCAGCCATACAAGCGGATTGGGATAATGATACGGTGTCAGGTGAAACAGAAGAAGAGAAAGTAGCGAGATTAGGGGCAAGACCAACAAGTTATACTTCTACGCCTATCTAATCTTCGCTTTAAAATTTTATGGATGTTATAAACGGAGTCACGGTCGTAAAAAGCGCACCTAATGATGAGTTGTATACAAGGTTAATAGAGTATATTGACCATACTAAAGGTGTACAAGGTTCAACATTTAGTGGCACAAATTTAGATGTTAGAAATGTTTTACTTCAAGAAATATTCCCGTCAGTGGGAATTACACAGACAATTTTAACTAAACTTGTAGAAGCTGAAATATCAAAATATTTTTATGTGCACAAAGCAAAGTTTCCATATTGCAGACCACAAAAAGTACATGAAATGCAAATTTTAAAATATGAAGTAGGCGGTAAATATAATGTTCATACCGATGCTTTTCACAGACATCCAAGAGAAGTTAGTGTTATTTTAAATTTAAACGAAGGATATGAAGGCGGTGATTTTGAATTTTATCATCCAAACGGTAAAGAAGTTTTACAAACGGTGAAGCAAGAAAAAGGAACACTTATTTATTTTCCTTCTAATTTTATGTATCCACATTCTGTAACACCTATTACGAAAGGAACAAGGTATAGTGTAATTACATGGCTAGCATAAAAGAAGGTCCAGGTTATATTTTTATTCCTAAATTCTTTGATCAAGAAGAATTAAATATTTTAAAATCTTACACTTTAGAAAAATTAAACGACGATCAGTTAGCATTAAAATGTAATGATGGGCAAAGTCCATTAGCACCTTCTTATTATAAAGATCCTTTGATGCAGGTATTCTTACAAAGAAAAAAATCTGTAGTGCAAAAATATACTCAATTAAGTTTAGATTGTGCATATACTTATTGGCGTTATTATTTTTTTGGATCAATTTTAAAAGACCATATGGACAGAGCATCTTGTGAGGTTAGTGTGACAGCGTGTATAAGCCAATCAGAACAATGGCCTATTCACATGAATAATAATTGGTTATCTATGGAAGAGGGAGATGCAGTTGCTTATTTAGGATGTGATGTTTTACATGGTAGAAAACCTTTTAAAGGCGATCATAATGCACAGGTCTTTTTACATTATGTTGATGTAAATGGTGAAAATAAAGATTACGCTAATGACCCAAAGGAGCTCCGTGAAAATAAATAGACAAGATCATATTTGGACAGCTGATGGTTACATG